TAATTTCACTAATGTCTCTTTGGTAGTCTGACTTCAGTACATATTCTTTAGGGCAGTTATTCATAGCGTGTTCAATATCTTTTACATCTTGTGATAGTTGATGTAAGAAATATCCTAGCATTGTTACGATAACACCTAAGCCGAATAGTAAGAAGTCAGTCATAATTACCTACGCTGTTGCTGCACTAATTTCTGGTTCAGGTTTAAGTGAATCAGTTAGCATATTCATAAAAGCATTACGACCTATTTGTAACTGGTCGAGGTTAAACTTAGCAGTATCTAACTTTCTATCTAAATCGTTAATGTGATTAACCATTACAATCTGTTCGTTAGTTAAGTCAGATACTTTGTATTCTGTATCGTTAATAGTAATTGTCTGTTCTTTTTCTTTTTTAGCCATTACTGTTTCTCCTTTATATTACCAAGCAAGTCCAGATATTGATGTTGGATTTGCTAGTTCGTCTATCTTAGATTGAATAGATGCTTCTGTATCTTCTTGTGATACTTCTGCTTGTACCCAGCCTAAGACTATTTCTTCTGTAAGATTATCAAATGCTACAAATCCGTCTGCTGTTGCATCTGGTGTAAATCCTACAGTACCATAAGCTGATGATGAATTATCTCCATCAACGCCATCACATCTCCAATGAGCGACTGTTACGCCACCATCAGAAGAATTTCTTTCTAAGTTTGCTATTGTCCAAGTAAATGTTGCCATGCTATGCTCCTTGTTAAATTTCTACCCAACCAGTTATAATATATTTATCATTGCTTAATGGTGGGTTTCCTCTATGTGTATGCGTATAACCTGCAGGTGCAATAATTAATGTGCCTTGTTCAGGTTTATATCTTTTCTTTTGGTATAAAAATTCTGTTTCACCACCTTCATCTACATCATTAAGATATAAGATATAAAATAGCAATCTTCTACATGAACTTTGACTTCCATGTTCGCAATGCCAAACATGATACCCTTGACCTACATTTGTTCTTTGGACTTTATTTCCCCAGATAGAATGACTTTCTAGTTCATTTAAAACAGCAAAATTTTCTGCATAGTGTGAATAACATTCTTCCCAAAAAATTTTATTAAAGTTATCACCTATTAAGTTATGAAGTCCATCAGTTCCTGCTTCTGCATTATAAAAATTACCAGTCCATAAAGCATGGTCATCTTTTCTTAATTTAGTGCCGTCATTGTTTTCTTGACGAGTTTTGGTAAAACCTTGTTCTTGCAGTAAATTAAAGTTTTTTATTACATCTTCACAATAATCTTTTGGAAAAGCGTTTTTGTAAATACCTACAAATTCTTCTATTGATTTCTCCATTTACCCTCCTTTTATTTTTTAGTAATGGATTTTTATTTTGTTTATGTAATTAACTTAATTGTTCATATGGATGAATAGGAAAATCTACATCTGGAAAACCTTCTTGTTCAGGTAAGTCTCTTAACTCTTGTCTATAATCAATTTCATCTTGTGTCATTGTTCTATCTGATACTGCCATCCAATCTGATTTAAATAAAAGTTCATTTCTAACATTTCTTTTATATGCAATTTTTTTCTCATTAATATTTATTAACTCACCATTACTTACAGTATCACCAATTTCTGCATACTCTCCTAAATCAACAGCATTATAATTACTTGGGTCGTCATCATCTTTCATAAGAATTATGTTTACAACTACATTATCTTCAACAATACAAACTTTTTTCATAAATCAACCCCTATGCGTCTTTGTATAATAAAATTTCAACTGTTCCTGGTTGACCATTTTTTGCACCATTAGAACTGTTATTAACAGCATCTCCACCTTTTCCATTAAGGTTGGTTTCGTACCCTACACCTGCCCAACCAGAATAACCTATTCCACCATAATAAGTTGTGCTGAATCTTTTGCCAAATCCTGACAATCCACCATTTCCATTAGTTTGACCTACATTATTGTAACATCCACCAGTAGCACCACTTCCAAGAGTGTTATAATTTGTTGAAAGATTAGTAGAAGAAGTACCACCCGTTGCAGGTGTTAAAGCATTACCATCACCACCATTTCCACCTTGTCCTCCGTTTGCAGTAACTAAGTTTCCAACTTTTGATTGTCCACCAGAACCTGCACGATTGCTACATGACGCGTTTTGACCAGTCCCACCTGCACCTACAGTAATGGTTTGTGAATTACCTAATGCGTTTGGACTAACTTGTATAGTGCCACCGCCACCACCAGCACCGCCTCCAATACTGTAATTTGGGTCTCCACACGCGAGTGAACCACCGCCTCCACCCCTGATGTGGATTTCAATCATATTAATATCGTTTGTAGTTTTAGTCCAAGTGCCAGATGAAGTAAATCTTTGTGCACCCATTAATTCATAACCACCGCCTCCTGCGTCTGCCCAAGAGAATGAACCATCTCCATCTGATGATAAAAACTGACCAGATGTTCCATTGCCAGAAACATTTAGTTCTGCTGCACCAACAGTATTATCTGTAATTTGTGCAGCTCCTACTGCATCAAGCGTAGCTAGATTTCCTAAAGAAGAATTTAATGCTGCAATATCTACACCATCAACTGTACCACTTACAGTAATATTACCAGTTACATCAATGCCAGTAGAGGTTGTGGCGAGTTTTTCTGCGTTGTTGTAGTAAAGTTTTACATACCCATTGTCTTGAGCAAGTATTTTTGTTTCTGTTCCATTAACGTCTTGAACTCTAAAAAAGTCTGCTTGTATGTGTAGGCTACCTGCACCAGTAGTTTCTTTAATAATGCTGTTTGTACCATCGTGATAAATCTGTAGGTCATCACTATTGCCTAGTAATATCTTGTCGTTATCACCCATATCAATGTTACTGTTAGCGTAGATAGTGCCAGTAAATTCAGCAGGACCGTTAACATGGAGTTTCTGGTTAGGACTACTCGTACCAATACCAACATTACCAGAGGAGTCGATACGCATCTTTTCTGAACCACTGACATCAATTCTTAAACTATCAGTACTATGGTCATATCTAATTAATCCTCTTGTTGAAGATGCGTTATCAGCAAAAGCAATACTCCCGTGGTTTGTGCTAGGTGTACCTATCGTAATACCTGCGTTATCAGAATTTTCTATAAACAACTCATCATTATCACCGTTAGCCCAAGCACCACTACTTCCATTACTAATATGAGTTTTATAAGAAGGACTAGTCGTACCAATACCAACATTGCCACCCGTATCAATAATTAAATCTCCATCAATGTCCATAGTATATGCAGAACCTGCTGGCATAGCGATACCATAAGCACCGTAACCAGTGGTTAGAGAGCCTGCAGCATTTTGTAATCCGAGAGGATATGTTGTTGTCGCATTATCGATAGCTGTTATAGTTGTAGATTGAGCACTAGCATCCCAGAAGAACTTAGGCGTAGTGCCTGTATCTTCGTAGAAGGAGATGTCGCCACCGTTTCCAACAATCATCCTGCGGGTGTTGTTAGTGCGGATGTCAAGGTTGTGTGACGATGTGGTGGCAATGTTAAAATCAGATGTGCCAGAACCAATCTGTGCAGTAATACTATTGTCGGTGTCGCTGTAATACAAAATAGGAGCAGTGCCAGAAAGCGTAGCCGCATCAGCAGTCACCGTGCCTGTTACGTCAATGCCTGTAGAGGTTGTGGCAAGTTTGGCTGAGCCGTTGTAGTGCAGTTTTATTTCAGCACCTTCTTTTGCTACAATCATATTTGCTGTGTCAGCAGCGTTATTCACATTCCATTCATTTGCCAGCAACTTGATTTTACCTGTGCCAGCATCTTTAATATAACTATTGCTACCATCGTGATAAATCTGTAGGTCACTACCTGCACCGAAGATGGCTTTATCGTTGTCACCAAAGTTTACATTACCAGTAAATGTTGCTCCGTCTGTTGTGACTAGTGTTCCGTCTGATGTAGGAAGTGTTAATGTTTTATCTGTATCTGTATTAGGTGCTTCTATCGTTAGAGTACCAGTACCGCTTTCATTACTTTTGAGTTTAATCTTACTCATAATCTATCCTATACTACTGTCCAGGTTGAACCTGTTGGTATCGTTACTGTAACACCTGCTTCAATATCAATAGCACCACCTGAGATAGCATTGTTGCCATCTTGTATTGTGTAATCTTCTGCTATTGAGTTTGTGTGTTCGACTAAACCCGTGCCTTGATGTGTTTTATTTGCAGGGAATGTACAAAAAACATTCTTATCACCTGCACTTAGGTTTACTGCTGAACCTGCATTTGATGAACCAAGTATTGTATCTCGACTGAGTGTTGTACCAGAGGCTGTATATGTTCCTACACCAACTTCCCAATCTGAATTAGCATCATCAATGATTGCGTAATATGTTTGATTACCATCACCTATAGCAGAAAAAGAGATAAAGTTATCAACTGCACCTGCTAATGTTAGTGTGCCAGTCCCAGTAGTCGCAGTAGTTTCTTTGACTCTGTCTTTAACTACTATTGCCATAGTATTAGTCTAGTGTAATATCTAAATCGCCAGAAGGTACTCTGAATACATCACCACTTGCAATCGTCTTATCTGATGATAGACCTGCGTATGCCAACATATTACCACCAGTTAAAGCATCCATGACTGCTACTGCTACGACTGTGCCATAAGATGCAGTTGCTGTTGGAAACTCTACATCTGCGTCATTAGATGTTGTAGCACCACTTGTTGTAAATGTTACTGTTTGTCTTGCATAACCACCACCAGATACTTCTGTACCAGTTGCTGATTCACTGCTGTCTGTTGTAAATAGTGCTAAATATAGTGTTGAAGGTGCTGTATAAGCAGTACCACCAAACACATGGTCTAACACTTTTGTTTCTAAGTAATTTGAAAAACTCATTATCCCATTCCCCTAACTTTTACTGTTATGCCAGAACCACTATAACGTGATTGTTCTGACTTCGTGTTGAGTTGAGCAATTCCTGCTGAATACATTTGTGCCCATACTCCAACTCTTTCATCCTCTGCTAAATATGGTGCAGAGTGTATTAAACTGCCATATAGGTACACATCTGGTGCATCACCTAACAACCAGTTGGTTGTCGTACTGTCAGATAGTGCATCTGTCTTTGCATAGTATAACAGTTCTATGTTTGTTGTGGCATTTGGTGTAGGGTATAAATGAAACTGACTGTCGGCATGAGTATAGTATCTCGGTGTGCCACTCATATTTTCGTTTCCTGCCCTCTTATCTTCCATTGCCTTACGAGATATTAGGTCAAGAGGTCTTGTCCCTCCATCGCTAATATTTATGCGTATAGTTTCTAACCAGTCAGATGGTATTTGCATGTGTGAATCACCAGCTGATTGCTGACCACTCGCACGTTTTTCCATCTTCCAATGTCTTAAATCTCTGTTTATTTGTGCTTCTGCTAACTGTATAAACGTAGGAATGACACTTGTTAGGTCATCTCTGTTCAGAAAATCTGCTATTGTTGTTTTTAAGTTAGCGTAATTTGTTATTGCCATTACTGTAATAATCCTTTATTTTCGTCTATTCTACCATCATTCTCGCTTGTTTGAGATGTTGATAATAGTCCTATCGGTGGTTGAAACATAGGTGCTGTTCCTGCTGGTACAGCGTATAGTGGAA